TTACTTAGAATCAGTAGTACAACGTCAAGGTTTATACGCTTACAAAGTAGTAATGGATGATTCAAACAATACTCCTGATGTAATCGACAGAAACCAATTAGTAGGTCAGATCTACATCCAGCCAACTAAGACAGCTGAATTTATTATCTTGAACTTTAACGTATTACCAACAGGCGCTACATTCCCTGCATAAGGGGATGTGGTTCCTAATATTTATTAACAGCAATTTAAACACTATATAAAATGCCTGTATTAGACGCTAACGAAATAATGTTTACCGCGTTTGAACCTAAAGTTCAGAATCGTTTTATCATGTACATCGATGGTATTCCAGCGTACTTGATTAAATCAGCAACTGCACCTGGATTCGAAGCTGGTGAAATTATTTTAGATCACATCAATGTTTACCGTAAAGTTAAAGGTAAGGTTAGATGGAATGACATGACTTTGAATTTATATGATCCTGTAACACCAAGCGGTGCTCAAGCTGTAATGGAATGGGCTCGTTTAGCACACGAATCAGTAACAGGCCGCGATGGTTATTCTGACTTTTACAAGAAAGACTTAACATTAGACATCTTAGGCCCTGTAGGTGATGTAGTAGGTGAATGGATCGTTAAAGGTGCTTATGTAAAAACAGCTACCTTTGGCGAATACGATTGGGCTAATGACGCCGCAATCAACTTAGCAGTAACCGTAGCTATGGATTATTGCGTACTTAACTTCTAATTCCTCTCTTATATTTCTTTTCTTAAAGGCGTTTGCTTTGGCAAACGTCTTTTTTTTTCGTATATTTATATATACACAAATAATATTAGTTTATGGCAGAATTTAAAGTTCCAACTGAAACCGTTACGTTACCCTCAAAAGGTTTATTGTACCCTAAAGAATCACCACTTGCTAAAGGTGAAATTGAAATGAAATACATGACAGCAAAGGAAGAAGATATTCTTACTAATGCTAACTACTTAAAAAATGGTACTGTAATTGATAAATTATTACAATCAATGATTGTAACACCAATCGACTATAACGAATTATTAGTTGGTGATAAAAATGCAATATTAATTGCTGCACGCATTTTAGGTTATGGTAAAGACTATAACATCCAATATAATGGAAAACCACACACAATCGATTTATCATCAATTAAAGAAAAAGAGATTGATGAATCTTTATTTAATAAAGGAGTAAATGAGTTTACTTTTGATTTACCTAAAACAGGAAACGTAATTACATTTAAACTGTTAACACATGGTGATGAGCAAAAAATAGATGCTGAAGTTAAAGGTTTACAAAAATTAAACCCAAATACATCTCCAGAGACAACAACACGTTTAAAACATATGATAACATCAGTTAATGGTGAACGTGAACAAAAAACAATACGCGAGTTTGTTGATACAGCTTTATTAGCACCAGATGCTAGAGCATTACGTCAATATTATGCCCAAATAGCCCCAGATCTTAATATGAAATTTATACCTGAGGATGAAAACTATACAGGGGAGGGTATAGACATTCCAATCGGTCTTAACTTTTTTTGGCCTGACTTCGGAATATAGATTATATCTATTTAGACAAATCCACGAAATAGTATTTAGTGGAAATGGCGGATATGATTGGAATACTGTTTATAATATGCCTATTTGGTTGCGTAAATTCACTTTTGAAACATTAAGAGAACATTACGAAAAACAAAAAGAAGAGCAAAATAAATTAGAAAATTCTATCAATAAAAATAAAAATAGTAAAGACGTATCACGTCCAAACATAGCTCCTAAACAACCGACATACACAACAAAGGCGCCTAAAAAATAGGCGCTTTTAATATTTATACGATGTATTAACACATTATGGCTACATCACAGAATCCAAATCCTACTAATCCAACTAACATTAATGTTAACATTAATGATTTGAATTATTATGCTGAATTACAAAATCGCGTAGAAGATATTTCTAAAACAATTAATAATATAATATCTTCCCAAGAAAAATCAGGTCTTGAAGCAGCTAATATTAGAAATACTTATAGGGACTTAGGTAAAGAATTAAAAAATATAAATGCATTAGCTGATAAGTACAATAACAATGAACTTAAAACAGCAGATATTTCTAAGCTAATTATTGAAAATGAAAGAATAAGTAGAAACTTAATTATAGCTAAAACTAAAGCTATTAATGAAGGAAATGATAGCTTAGCAATTCAATTAGAAAGAGAACTTCAATTAAATGCAGAATTAAACCATGAATTAGAATCACTTAAAGAAGCTAATAAAGAAATAGATAAAAGAGTAGGTTTAACTGGAAAGCTTATTGGAATGTTAGGTAAAATTCCTATTATAGGGAATTTTATTAACGCTCAAGAAGCTGTTAAAGAAATGAGGGCATTAGCTAAAGAAGTAGATGAAAATGGAAAAGCAGTTAACAATCAATTTAAGATAATAGGGGCTGGAATTAAAAAGTCATTTGAAGAGGTATCTACAGCTGCTGTAAATCTTTATGTTTTTAAATTTCTTGTAGATGCTGCTTTTAAAGCAGATAAACAAGTAACTGATTTAGCTAAATCTTTAGTTATTACTAAAGAACAAGCCAATGAAGTAAGAAATCAATTTGTAGGAGCTAGTTTAGCTATAGGAGATTCTTTTATTACAACTAGCAAATTACTAGAAGCACAAGCAAAATTAGCTGACGCTATTGGTGTAACTAAAATCCAATCAATCGATTTAACAAAGGAATTTGTTACATTAACTGGTAAAATAGGAATTAGTGATGAAGCAGCAACTGGATTATCTAAAACAATTATAGCTTCAGGCAAAAATGCAAGACAAATAACGTCAGCTACTGTTGCTAATATTGAACGAATAAAACAAGAAACAGGATTACGTTTAGATAATAAAAAAGTTCTTGAAGCGACAGGTAAAATATCAGGTCAATTACTTGCTAATTTTAAAGGAAGTGCTCCTGCAATAGCAGAAGCAATAGCTAGAGCACAAGCATTAGGTACTACTCTTGAACAAACAAAAAGCCAAGCAGAAACATTACTTAATTTTGAAACATCAATTGAGAATGAATTAAAAGCTGAATTAATTACAGGTAGACAAATTAATTTAGAAAGAGCAAGAATGGCTGCTCTAATGGGAGACCAAATAACATTAGCTAAAGAATTATCAGATCAAGCAGTTGATTTTAATACATTCTCTAATATGAATGTTATTGCTCAAAAATCATTAGCTGAAGCATTAGGACTAAGTACAGACCAACTCTCAGATCAATTATTTAAACAACAATACTTAAATAAATCTAGAGAACAAATTTTAGCATTAGGTGGTGAAGAAGCTCTTCAAAGAATGGAGCAATTATCAGCACAAGATAAATTCAATAATGCTGTTGAAAAATTAAAGGAATTATTAGGTAACTTAATGGCTGGTCCTTTAGGAAGACTAATAGACGGGTTTGCTAATTTAGCTAGCAGCGCAGGTGCTATTTATACAGCAATGGCTGCTCTAGCTGGTTTATCGTTATTTAATGTATTTAGAAGCGTAGCTACACTAGCAGCTACATTAGGAGCTGGTGCTGCATCTGCTATTACAATAGCTTCAGCTGTAACATTTGGTTTAGGATTAGCAGGAGTAATTGCTGGTATCTACACAACAATGAGTGCTTATGATGATGCAAAAAATCAAGCTACTGAATTTGCTAAGGGTGGTATTGTAACACAAGAAATTAACAATGCAACTGTTGGTGAAGCAGGACCTGAAGCAATTATACCTTTAAATTCACCAAAAGCAAATAACATATTAGGAGGAAACATTGATGTTGCTCCAATAGTAAATGCAATAAGCGAATTAAGAAATGATATTAAAGCATTAGGATCACGTCCATCCGTAGCTTACATACAAGGTGAAGATGCGTTTGTTAAACGTATCGGATCTAATGCAGCATTAGGTTCAACACAGATGGGAGGCACATATAGATTAGCATAACAATTAAATATTTATACCAAACAATTAAAATATAATAACCATGCCACTTCAAGACAAATTGAAAGATAGCAAATTAAGTCTGCAAGGTAACGGATTTAACCCACAAAGATTAAGTTCAGCATTTGGGTACGCTGATTCTACTAATAGTTTAGATCCTAAATTAAGTAGATTACAAAACACATATGATGTGAATTCTAATCCAAAAGTTAGAATTGTAGATTTTAACAAAACTCCGTACAAATCAGTTGTACCACCTGAATCTACAATGGATGAATTAGATCCAATTGCTCCAAATTTAAAAGTAACTGGAGTAGTATCGCAAATATACAAATCTAAAACAGGTCGTAATTATAAAGATTTAGGACCTAAAGAAGGACGTTACTAATATGCCTTTAATTGATCTAAAAACCAACTTAAAATCACTTAAGTACGGACAAGATCAGCCAGGAGGTGGTAATAGTGGTCAACCATTTATCCAAACTGACATCAACAAATCACCTAGCGATATAGCTAAATTTGATGATGGACTTGTAAGAGGAGGAATAGTAGGCGCTATCAAAGCTTCAGTTACTGATACTATTCGTATAGGGAAATTTCTTACTAGTTTGCCTAAAGGACCATTATGGATAGCAAAACAAGTAGGATTACAATTATCTAACCCACGCTTAGAAACTAGAAAAGGTGTAGCTGGATTAGCTAATATATTGGCTGGTGATTTTGGATCAGCAACAAATGGTTTACTACAACCAACTCGTATTTACAATTTAGGTATTAATACTATTGCACAAGTACCAGCTAATGCTTTTGGTATTCATTTTAACAGACATGGTTTATTACCTGTACAAGATGATAATACTAAGTATTTAGCTATAGCTCAAGCAAATAATCAAAGTACAGCTTTTACTGGAGCTGGATTACCTAGAACTAGTACTAATAGATTAGTTCAAAAGGCAATTACATTATTACCACAAAAACAACCTACAACAGGAGCATTTCCTAATTTACTACAAACATTTTTATCTAAAATCCCTGTTATAGGGAGCCTATTTAAACCAAGCCAGCAAATGATTGATCAATATGCTGCTGGTCCTGGTTCTGTTTATGGTATAGGAAGAACATATATAAGACGTTACGATTATACTTCTAATGGTGTTAATAAACAACAACCACAAGAAAGAGGAATAGTAGATAATAGTGGTGCTTTAGGAGTATCTAAAGATTATTTTACATCTAGATTAGTAGAAAATCCTTTATTTGAATTTAATGAGGCTTTAGGGTATGAAGAATTTACTCCCCTTGTTACAGAACAAAATGAATTTTCTCTTCCTTCTGCTAATAAAACAGTTATACCATACAAACAAAATATTCCTGCTGGTGCTAATGGTACTAGTAACTCTCCTACTTTAAGAAAGTATGAAGAATTAAGAGCAGCAATAGATGCAAGAGCAACAGGATCTATTTTTAATTATATCGAAGTAAAAGATACTAGTTTAGGTGGTACTTATAATGCTAATATTAGTTCTTATACTAAAAAAAATATTAGTTATAATAACGGACTTGTTACTGTTAATTTAAGCGGCAGTTGGGATATATTAAACCGTGAAACTAGAGTAGGAAGTGGATTACAAGACCAAATAAATCTAACCCCTGTATTTGAAAACTCAGCTAGAACAATAAATGACAAAATAACAATATCAGGAGGAGAAAAAAATATTAACGATTTAGTTAAATTCAGAATACAAGCATTAAAAACAACATCTGATAATACCGTTTCAGGTGATTGGATGATATTTAGAGCTTACTTAACACAATTTACAGATAACGTAGATGCAAGTTGGAGTGAAGTTAAATATGCTGGTCGTGGTGATAGATTTTATGTGTACGATGGATTTACTCGTAAAATACAAATTGGTTTTAAAGTAGCTGCTCTATCAGCTCAAGAAATGCAACCAATGTATCAAAAATTAAACTACCTAATGGGTAATTTAATGCCTGATTACACTGAAAGTTTATTAATGAAAGGACCATTAGTAAGAATGACTGTTGGTAACTGGATTGATGGACAAGATGGTATATTAAACTCACTTAACTACACTGTACCTCAAGATTCACCTTGGGAAATTGCAATTAATGAACCAGTAACTGGAGGAAAAATATTAATTTTACCTCATATAATAGAAGTAAACATGACATTTACTCCTATTGGTTCTCAAACTAAAGGTGCTAACTTAATATCTAAAAAATCATATGATACTTCCCATATTGCTCAAAATGCAAATGAAGCATCAACAAATCAATATATAACAGGTAGTATACTACAAGGAACATAATCATGAATCGCTACGAAGATACAGCTATATTAAAAACGGCTTACACAAATCGCCCTTATTACAAAGGTAAGTTTTACCCAAACATTCCTTTGTCAGAATCTGATGTGTATGTTATTACTACAGTTGGAGATAGACTTGATAATTTAGCCTATTCTTATTATAATGATCCTACTTTATGGTGGGTCATAGCTACTGCTAACAACAATATCACTAAAGGACAACTATATCCAACCCCAGGTACTCAGTTGAGAATACCAACTGATATAAATAATGTTCTACAACTATTTGAAGAATTTAATAAAGCGAGATAAATGTTATGTCTATATTCAGAAGTTCATTCACCAAAGAAGTTCAAGATCAATTAGCTGTTAGGCAAGATGCTATAGCTAATAGAACACCACAATCAATCCAATACATGGGTTCGCGTAATGCATGGATTAGAATGAGCTCTAGTGTTAATGTAAATAATGATAATGGTGAATTAGCTAAAAGTAATGTTTTATTAGGAGGTGTTTTAGATAAAAATAGCAAATTAAGATCAGGAGTTGGAACAGCAGGTGAATCTTATTCTTCTACAACTGCAGGTGGTACTACACATTTAAGAGGCATTAGACCAATGCCTGGTATCACTTCAATAGACATTAAATCAAAATCGGCATACGGTTCATTAAGAGAGGTAATAGTAAATTTTGTATGTTGGGATATTACTCAACTAGAAGAATTAGAAGTACTTTACATGAGACCAGGCTATACTATATTAGTAGAGTGGGGATGGTTACCTTATTTAGACAATAACAATATTTTACAAGTTAATATACCTAAATTTTATGATATATTAACTAAAGGCCCTACTGAACGTACTATTATATTTAGAGAATTATTTGAAAAAAGTAAAACATCAAGTGGTAACTATGATGCAATGTATGGCTATGTTAAAAATTATCAATGGTCAGCTAGAATGGATGGAGGTTATGATTGCCAAACCACTGTAATATCAACTGGAGAAATTATTGAATCACTTAAAATTAACTTCCTTAAGCCAAACTTAAATGAATCTAAAACAGGAATGTTAAAAGGAGAAATATCAACAGGAGCTAAAACTCATAATTCTGATTTTAACAAATATTATTCTAAAAACATATTAGCAGGTTTATGGAATGAAACTTATAAATTAATAGGCAATAAAAATATTAAATTAAAACCAGATAGTATATTAAAGCCAAATAAATTTTCTGTTTTAAGATTACCTATAACAGCAACCCAAAATACTAATGAAACTGATAGTACACTATCTACAGATGGTCGCCAAATTTATATAACACTAGGAACAGTATTTGATTTAATAAATAAATATGTTATAATTAAAGGTAATAATGATAAGGATAATTTATTAACATTATCATTAGATGCTAGTACAATAACTAGTGACGGTAGTTCATTATTATGTGTTGCCCACCCATTACAAATATCAACTGATCCAACAGTATGTTTAATTAATAGTCCACTATGGATAAATGGTGAAGTTATTACACCAACAGAAACAGCAGCAAACAATGTCACCTACCAAACCAACATAGCAATAGCTCAATCAGCATATGATGATTTAATTAAAGCTGATTTGGGTAAAGTAGGAAGATTTTTTGGAGATATAAATTCTCCAAGTTATAAACTTCTTAAAAGTGCCTTTAATAAGATTAATTCTCCTATTATATATAGCTTATTAAACGATCTTCTTCAAAAAAATGGAAAAGGTAGTCTTGAATCTTTTCTTAAAAGTAATATTGCTTCTTACAGCGTAAATCCTTCTAGTAATGCTGATGCTTTAAAATTTCTTAGAGAAATAGAAGGAAATTTTAATAAAATTTCTGTAGACTTAAAAATTAGTTACGAAACTTATTTTGAATCAAAAGTAGTAGGAGCAGCAGCTACTTTACAACAAATAGAAGCATTAAAAGTAGATACGATTAAAATAATAGGTCCCCCTTCACAAAACTTTAATGCTGCTAATACTATTAGTACTAATGCAAAACAAGCATTAGCTAATCTAGATGCACTAAAAGATTTAAGATCACCTTATTTTAATGGTGATCCTTATAATGAAATAGGAATTATAAAAAACATTTATATTAACTTAGATTTTCTATATAAATTGTCTTTGAGTACTAACTTAGAATCACAAGATAGAAATGGAAAAAACGAAATTAATGTTTATAACTACATTAAAAGCATAATAAGTGCTGTACAACCATCATTAGGAAATTTAAATAACTTTGAAATACACGTTGATCCTGTAGATAATAATGTAGCTAGAATTATAGATATTAACTATACAGGTGCTAAAGACATTTATGATTCATTATTTGAATTACAAATACATAATCTAAAATCAGTTGTTAGATCGTATTCTATACAATCACAAATATTCCCAGAGCAATCATCTATCATTGCTATTGGTTCACAAGCTAAAGGAGGTCAATTAGGTATTCAAAATAATACTATGATTGATTTTAATAGATTATTAATTGATAGAATTACACCTGAAAAAGGGTATACTGGTAATAATACTTTATCAAAAGATGCAAGACAAGGTAATGAGCAATTAAGTAATGGTTTAGCTGCATTAGTTGAATTATTTGGTAATTTTGGTAAAAATTTTTCTGTAGATAAAAATCCTGAAAGCAAAGCTAGAGCATTGTTTGATAATGGTAAAAATGCTTTAAGAGATTTAATAACATATTTCCAATCAATAACATCATCACCAGGTAAAAATAGAAACTTAATACCTATTAAATTTTCACTTGAAATGGATGGCATTGGTGGTTTAGTTATAGGTCATATGTTTAAATTACCTAAATTTGTATTACCTAGAGGATATAGAGGCGATAAAATAGGTGTTCAATTAGGACAAACTGTTACTTCAATCAGCCATACAATCCAAAATAATGATTGGACAACTAAAATAGATGCTTTAAATATTGTGTTAGGTGATCAAACAGCAGTACCATTTAAAGATCTAGACTTTAATAAAGCAGTAAAACAAGCACTCTCAGGCGAAATACCTGAATTGCCACCTCCAGGACTTAATACCCCTAATGCTAAAAACTTAGAAAAATATTTAAAGGATAATAATATATCTGTTAGAACAGGTGAATTAAGTAGTGGTGGAGAAATAGAACAAGGGATAGCAGCTATAGCTGGTACTGTATTAGTAACTATTAAAAATAAATATCCTGATATTAGTTTAACTGTAACAGCAGGTAATGATTCTTTCCATCAAGGCAATGCTGGATTTAGTAACCACCAAGTAGGTAAAGCTATTGACTTTACAATATCACCAGCTACACAAGACAATATTAATAAAGTAGAGGCAATATTAGCTGAGTTTTCAGCATTACAACCAGAGCTTAAATATTTAAATGAATATACTAAACCATCTGCAAACACAACAGGTAAACATTTCCATATTTCATTCGGCGTAGCAACTAAAGGAGCATAAAATGAGAGTACCTAAAAACGTAATACAAACAGGATTATACACTTCAGGTAAGGAGTTTGTTTATAAAAACACACAATCACCTTATAAAGGGTATTACTACTCATTAAATGATTCTTACTATGTTGGTAAAGAGTATAAACAAAATGCAGATGAACTAATTAAAATAGCTCAATCAAATACATTACTATCAAATTCATCAACAGCATTGTTCAGTGCAATATCAGGAATTACATCTCAAATGTTACGAGCTGCAAAAGTACCAGCAATACAATCTAATATTGAAAGTAATAGTGTACCTATAAGATATTTTATGAGACAAGTTAATGTTCAGCCTGTTACTATAAAAGAAATATCAAAAGAAATTTATGAATCCTTACAAGGAAATCCTTTGTATCAAACAACATTTGTGAGTAAGGATCAGAACATAGACCAGGCAGATAGACAGCTTCCAGGCTTAAAGACTTTTTTGTCAGTCTAAGATTTTGGTCTTATATTTACGTTATAAAGGTTATGTTATATGTTTTATGTTATAGAAAGATCGGCTCAATTGCCTAAATCATTTGGAGATTGTTTTGTTAGGTTTATTCCTAAAAACGATAATTTCCATCCTGCACTTACAGAATTAAGTTTAGTTTATATTCGTCCACTTGATGATAAGAAAGGATATATCATTTGCATTGATCATACTGAATCATTCGGTATTGATAAGATAGAAGTATTAGATTGGTTATTACACCACACAGGTAAACTATGGATACTAGATAAAAAAGAAGCATTGCATTGGGTTTACCCATTGACTGATAAATTATTTGATGCCCACTTGTTAGATTTTGTTGACTTAACCGAAGCATTAGGTAATAGGTGTATTGACTATTATTATAGTCGATATACTAATTTACCTAATGTTAATTGTTTGATTCCTATCAGCAAACACTATGAAGAAAGCGAAGCGATATTTAATGCAACATTACCTACTATTCGCAAATATACACTAACAAATACACAATTTCAATTTCAAAACTTTCGTACCGCAAATGTGTTTTATAATATTGAAAAAAACGGCATAACGGTCGATAAAAACTGCTTTATTAATTTCTACAGGGATAAGTTAAACTACCCTGAGTTCAATTTATTTAAGGGCAAAGTATACACTCAATACAATCTACATAATACAACTACACGTCCATCTAATACATTTAATGGCACTAATTTTGCCGCATTGAATAAAGATAATGGCGAACGTGAATGCTATAGACCATCAAATAATAAATTTGTTGAATTAGATTTCCAGGGTTATCACCCACGTTTGATTGGTGAAATGGTAGGGTTTGAATTTCCTAAAGACCGAAACACATATGAGTATCTAGGTGAGATATTAGGTGTATCACAACAAGAAGCTAAAGAATTAACATTTAAACAGTTGTATGGTGGTGTTTGGGCTGAATATGTTGATAAACCATTCTTTAAACAAGTAAA